GCAAGACATTCTGGAGCACCTGCTAATCAACCTGGAGCAAACTCTTCAACACTTGTTGCTGGAGGGGTTACGAGTGATTATGTTACAACAACAGAAGAATTTACAGTTTCAACCTCAGTGATTACAGCTGCAGCATTTTCATCTGGCGGTTCTATGGGAAATGCTAGATACGGTGGTAATTTTTTTGGTTCAGGTAAATCTTCACAAGTAGCAGTTGGAGGACAAAAAGCTGCGGTGCCACCTACTGCTAACAATATAGCAGACTCAGAAACTTATGATGGAACATCTTGGAGTGAGGGAAATAATTTAGGAACTGCAAGATTTAATGGATCTGGAACTGGAACAGAAACAGCAGGATTAGTTGCTACAGGTAGAAACCCAGCTGCAAGTCCATCTCCACAAGTTTATTATGGAAATACAGAAGAGTATAATGGAACATCTTATTCGGAAGTAAATGATTGTCCTCAAGCAGCTTATAGAAGATGTGGTGCAGGAACTCAAACAGCTACAATTATAGTTGGAGGGTTGATACCACCTGCTCCTACTACAGATTATTCAACTACATCAAACGAATATGATGGAACAAATTGGTCATCAGGAGGAGCAGCTCCGTTTAAAGCAAATTACATGGATGGTGTAGGAGTTACCACTGCTGCTGTTGTATTTGGTGGACAACAAGATCCTGCAATAAATAATGCATCTTATGATTATGATGGTTCATCTTGGACTGCAAATAGTAATATGAATATATCACACGGTGGACAACACCTTGTTGCTGGAACAGTAACAGATGCTATTATAGCAGGTGGTGGAGCGCCTTATGCAGTAGCAGCACAAGCTG